GAAAAGCCCGAGACAGAGGGCGAAATAACAACTGAACTCACGTCCTCCGCTTCAGCGCAAGTTGATGAAGTGGAAACACTTCAAGTCCCTGTTACCGATCACACTGCCGAAATAGTCAGCCAAATTGCTATTCCAAGCGAAACCAATTTGAATGAAGTCGGGGAGACATCCCCGGAAGAGCAGGCATCCCCGGTAGAGCAAGAGCTTACATTTGAGAATATCGACAAGGAGTTATACGGCGATGAAACGACGGAACAAAAAGTCCTGCGTCTTCGCAAGCAGGCAAACGCCTTTATCCGCGAAGCCCGGGAACTGGAAAAAACACTGTCTCGCCCCGTTACAAACAACGATGAAGACATGCGTGAGATAGAAGGTATCTTTTACAAAGTAGATGATACCTTTCTCTACAACCGATACGATGAATTGGTCGGTTTTATCGAAGCCGATGAAGAAATCACGTGGACTTCAGGATGGAACTCAGAGAAAGGTGTTTGGGAATACGAATAGCCAGATTGCTAAGTTAAGGGGTTAAGGGGGTTTTGTATCTAGAATGTTTTAGAAAACTTTTTTTATCGTTTTCCACTTTTTTAAGATGCGTGGCTGCCTCCGTAATGCTATCTTTACACCATCTATAGTCAAGACTATCATAGGTATACCACATCATGTCAAACTTATGTTCGTGAATCACATCTAAAATCTGTCGCTCTGTGTGATCTAATAAACACCACTTACAATACGTAACCATTTGATACGTAATACGAGGAATATAATGCGTAATATGATACACAATATCTATAGGAAGCACATGCTCTAATGGTCTCTTACTTGTTTTCCAAAATGATACATACTTTCCCTTATAGATATGGTTAGTCAACTCATTATCTTTTGTTAAGATAGCAAAGACTTCCTCGTCGCTTATCGTTACCTCTGGTACTACTATAGTTTTAGTACCCTTAATCGAAATGGCATATTGTTTATATATATCTACACTTATACGCTTGAGTATCATGCTTAATGAGTCATTCATATGTAATGTATGCTTTATTATTTATATCATAAATTGATATTCTTTCTCTGAATAAAAGTATATGTATCACCATGTCGTCTTCTATCGACGTTCTCAAACATTTTGCGCTGGTTGAATTTAAGAACGAACCCGCTACATTTGGCGTTGCCTTTGCCGTTTTGCGAGAAAATCACGATCTATTCTTGGTTGCTAAAGGATCCTCTAGTAACCAAGTTAACGTATTTACTATTCATAGTTCAACTATAGAGTTTAAACACTATAGCAAATGGGAGGAAATCATGAACGCTCACGAAGACATTCAACCCGCATTTACCTATGCCTATCACTCTACTCCCGAAGACTGGCCGTGTGGGTTTGCACGCACAATCTTTGATGTAAAAGTACATCCTACGAATACAGTGCACACACTTGCTACGTAATCTTGAAGTACCCTATTCTACCGTTATTATTTTTTTTTCACATTCTCGGTTCATTTGAAAACTTTTACAACGCGTTCCTACAGGCACTATTTTAATGATACCTTTTGCTTTTTTACCATGCAACGGTACGGTGCATCCGCTTTCTTTACGGGTACCTCGTTTATCTATTTTAAACAATAGGGGTTTCTTTTGTGTGCAACGTGCTCTAAAGTTTTCATAACGATCTCTAACCTGACAATAAGTTAATCCCGATTTTTTTTTTAGCATTTTATTGACTAATTCATGTAACCGATACACATACCTAGAAAAGGTATGTCGACTTTTCATGTCACACATTCTAAGCGGCAAGTTTTTATAATTGGTTTTTAAATTAATACGACAATATTTACACGGCAAAACATGCACTAAATTTTTCATGAACCTATAGTAATGCTTTTTTTCCTGTGAAGTAGGATCTACCGGATAATTAAAACTCATGGTATGCATGTAATGCCACATGCTAGGTCCCCATACACTAGTAAGCATACCATCTCCACTTTCATAGTCTTTTTTAGTATATACAGTTGATCGCCGTTTCTTTGTTACTTTTCTTGTGCTCATTTTTCTGTATTATATTAGTATGATATAATAATATTATGAAAGAAAAAGATAAAGATCTTGCAACTTTATTAACTTTAAGTATTGATGCTTTTTTAGTGATACTCGTTTTGAAGAATTCTATCTCTACCATGAAAGATAAACTGTACACCTATGCTTTATTACTAGTCCACGCTATATTTATATATGGGTTGTATCAAGATAACCTCTATATTATAGACGCATCCCATGTAATTATGTGTTTATGCATATTGATAGCACCTATATTAGATTCTTTTTATCTTAAACTCCTTCATTTACTGCTATTACTCGTAATTCAATTTTTATGGTTGTATAAAGGGTATTGTATACTTATGACTGATACTATAGAAGGGTGTGGTGATTTTTTTACATTTATCGCAGTATTATGGACACTATTATTAACCTTTATCCTATATGCTAATCACGGACGAAGCGTATGATTTTCTGTTTTGTAGAAACCTTTTTCTTTAGCAATGTTTTGTATTTTAGTTTTAGAATTTCACTATAATATTCTTTGTCACTCGTAAATTCTTTACGTTTTAAAAAGACATATTTATTGTGTTTTATACAAATCAACATAATTCTATACAACTATTCTTATATTCGTTTAACTTTTTTTAATTTATTCTATTAAAGATATCAAATCATGGCAGGAAAAGTGGATGAAGTACCGGAAACCGCGTCGTTTATGGAGAAAGCTATGGAATTTGCTAAAAATCCTACCTACGTAATGATGTTTTTAGCCGGCGTATTTTTACTAGTAATTGGTTTTATGATGTACAAAAAACCCGACATGTTGAAAAATTTAATGAATCCCGGTGGTGCGAAAAAGTCGGGGTCTAACGCCAATACATTAAATGATGAAGATGAAAATGAAGCATCAGAAGGCGCTGATCTATAATTTTGCGTCATGTTAGCATATATAACTTCTATGATATCTATTAATGGATAATTCCTCTCAACCAAATCAAGCATCTTCTTTGACCATGAGTCAAAAAGCAATGGGATTTATCTCTAGTAATTTGTATGCTTTACTAGCTGTTGCTTTATTTGCGAGTTTATTAATGTATTTAATTCATCGCACTAATGCAAGTTACGTAACAAACAGTATAAAATATGGTGCTCAAGGTCCACAAGCCGATAATGCGAATATTGTGGACATCATGTATTTCTATACCGAATGGTGTCCCCATTGTAAAAATGCTAGACCAGAATGGGAAAACTTTAAACAAATCTACCACGGTAAATCCATTAAAAATATGAAAATAAAATGTACAGAAGTGAATTGCGATGATGATGAAGCTATGGCCGATAAATACAACGTGGAAGCATATCCAACCATAAAACTAGTCAAAAATAATACGGTATATGAATATGACGCAAAACCTAACGTTGACACTCTTGGTCAATTCTTAGATTCTGTTTTGTAATATATTGTTTAGCCAACTCTATTCCTTGAATATACATACCTTCTCTATCTTTGTCGTCTAGTAAAGCTTTCCACGCATTTATATTCACCGCATTGAATTTACTTTTTATTACTATTTCATTTACATGCGGAAAATAATTTTGCTTTTGCATATGCTTTACTAATATACCCACTAGTAACAGAGTATAATCAGGCATGGTTACATCCTCCGTATAACTGGTTTTCTCTGCTGTACCAGAACATACATGCAATCCAATGATTTCATCTATGTTTTTATATCTTAGGATACAATCATTTATAGGATAATTACATATCATACCTCCATCTATATAATAAGAACCATTATACAATACGGGCTTAAACACGGGTGGAAGAGCACAACTCATGAGTATGGCGGTTTTTACGGGCATTGACGGATAATTTTCGTGATTTAATACTAGTTTTTCAAATGGTTCTAATCTTATGGTGTAAATGTTAAAACGAATGTTTGATAATTCGTATAGTTCTAACAAACTAAGGTCTTTAGACACATGTTTAGCTGTTAAAAAAGTATCTAGCATTTCTTCTACAAATGTTCTATCCATATAACCATTGTTTTCTATGATTTCCACCAAATCTTTTGGATTGAAATTAAACACCTTATGCCAAGGACGTTTGATGAAATAATCACAGATGACATTTATATCATATTTTAATGCAATTGTTACTCCTAATATAGCACCCGCCGACGTACCATAAATAGACTCTATTTTATTTACATTTACTACACCGGCATCATATAATTGTTTTAAGCAACCTAATTGAATAATATTATTAGGTCCGCCGCCTGATAATACAATATGTTTTATCATTAGTTTATTTAATTTAAATATTTTTAAATTTATTTAGTATATATGAATAATATTGTTCTTTTAAATGAAGAACACGTCGATACTCCAAAAATCAATCTCGATGAATTATACGATTATAAAAAACAATGCGATAAAAATACATTACGATCTTATAATATTGTCCTACAACGCATTCATACACGCATCAAAATGACCTCGCGCCAGAAAAACAATGAACAATTTTGCTGGTTTGTTATACCTGAAGTGATGATTGGCGTTCCAAAATACGATGTTGCTTCTTGTATTGCTTACGTAATAGATCAATTAAAACAAAATGGATTTTCTATTAAATATACACACCCCAATTTAATCTTTATATCCTGGAAATATTGGGTACCTGATTATGTGCGTAACGAAATTAAAAAGAAAACAGGCACAAAAATAGACGGCAACGGTAATATTATTGAAGATAAAAACGTCGGTGATAACCCAGTAGGGCTGCAAAGTTCTAGTAGTACTTCACATATAAAGGGAATATTAAAACCTGGTACGCAAGTAGTTAAAAAAGAAGAAGATAAAAAGTATACCTCTATCAATACTTATACACCTACCGGTAATTCGGTATACAGTAACCAACTTTTACAAAAACTTCAAAATAAAGTATAAAATAAAGTATAAAATATACAATAGAAACAAATTAAAATTTTATACTTTATAGTGTATATGGATGAAAATGCTATTATTATAAATTTAAAAGTGATTGCATCTATTCAACCAAATGATAAAATAAACACTGGTGATAAATATCTTAATCTAGAACGCGTTTCTTTTGTCCCTCTCGCTGTTAAACGATGGTGGCGAGCAGATGATCGTAACGAAAGTCTTACCCGAATCGATCAAATTGTTACAGAAGCGTTGGCCATGGATAACCACATCGTGGAAACTAATGTTAAAGATAGCATTTCAGGGTTAAACAATTTTAAAAAAACCTATTCTAAATGTAGACAAAGCATCGCAAGAATTGATACGATCATTGAAAAAATCAACCAGAAATACAATAGTCAACAATACAATAGTCAACAATACAATGAAGATGAGGATGAGGAAGAGGATGAGGATAATGAGGATACTATTATTTAAACATATGCTTTAATTCTCTTTTTAAGCTATTTAACGTATCTAGCCAACTCCTCAAATTCTTTTAATTTTTGTCTTCTAGCCAACTCCTCCATTTCCTGCAACCTTTTTAACTCTTGATTTTTTTTTTCTTGTTTTTTAAACTTTTCATAGGCTCGTAATTCTTCATGCTTTTTTTGCATGCGCTCTTTTTCTTTTTCTCTTTCTCTTTGTTCAGTCGTTCTATATTGATCTAATAACTCTTTGTTAATACGTCTATCGGTAACGTCTGTATCACTATCCGTATCACTATCAGAGTCCGATTCGGTATCGCTGCCTAAAGGTTCCTTATTGTTACCAAAGGTTTCATCTTGCTTATTACGAATGTGGTGTCTCCATTTTTTATGCAGCGCATCCTTAGCAGCATCCGCTCTAATTTCCTTCATAATATCTTTAAATTTAGATAAATTTTTATTTATTTTACCTTCTCTTTGTGATATAATATCGACAAAGGAATCTAATATTTTATCAGTGTCCTTAGTATCCATTTGTTTATATTTATCCATCTTTTCCACGTCTTTAAAGAATTTTTTATAAAGTCTTTGTTGATAATTATTTTTAAAAGCACCCCGATATTTACCAAACTCGTCCACTTCTTTATTGCTTATTAAATCCGGATGTTTTTTTAAGATTTTTTTAAACATACCCTTTAAATGACTTGCTGCTATATCATCCGTTAACGTATCATCGTCCGAATCGGAATCATCCTCTGTTTCGTCCTTTTTATATTGTTTAGATCCCGAAACGATGCCCAATTTTTTATTTAATTCTTCTACATCACTTTCACTAATATTTTTATCACTTGCAATGATTTCCTTCATTCTATGTGTTATTGCTGTTGATTCTTTAGACAAGGATTCTTGACGAAGATTCGTAGTAGTTACCATGCGGTCTGCCACTATTTTTTCAAATATTTTAAACCCTTTGTAAAACTTTTGCTCACATTCAATATACATGTCGACTTGTTTTGTTCTTAATCGTGCTATAATTTCTTTTAAATTTTTCATATCTAAATTAGGTGTCAAGGTTATTTCTTTTTTCCCAGATAACGGATTAACATCATATTTAAATACTTCATCCAATATATCTAAAAGTTCCTTTTCATGCTTTTGCGCTGATTCCATTATCTGTGTCACATTATCTATGTATTCACCAAATAAACTATCTTCTTCACGACTTCCCGTATATGCACGACGATAAAAACTAGTCTGAAATCCTCTTTTACCTTGCTCATGACTACCTTGGCAACCTTGAGTATGATGGAAATGCTTCATGGTAATATCCGAAAATTTCTTGGGTTTCGGAAGTTTTTTTCGATCTTCTTCTGATGTCCATATATTCCAAAAACGCTGAACTGCATCATCATATTCTTTTTGCGCATTATCCGACATTTTAGAAAATCGCTTTGATGACCAATCATATGTATCATAAAATAAATGTTCTAATTCACCTATACCCGGTTCTTTATCTAATGTTACGATTGTCCCTTTTTTTGTTTTATTTACCTTGCAAAAGGTGGGACTTATGGAAAATCGATCACTCCTATTTTTAATAGTGGAAAGATTTAACCCATTCGTTAAACAATCAATACGACGACCACAAAAACTTACATATGCTATTGTAGGTTTTGTAGATAAAGATATATTATGCTGTTCTAATTTTGCTTTGTCAAAGGTGTCAAAGGTTACATCCTCACCGTGACGAGATCTATAGGTATAGGTAGGATTTACCATGGAAGTGATGGAGGCAAATAACTGAGCAATTTTAATATAAAATTTAGATATACCGTTACACATGGTCTGTTTTAATTCTGGATCTATTTTTTCAAATTCTTTGATGGATTTCTTTCTTAAAAAAAGAATCTTGTTTTTTTCTACATCATCTGTTAATTCATCTCCAACACGTTTGGTTACCATACGATCTATTTCTATGTTTGATAGATATTTGGATATGATTTTTGATGTTAATATTAGCAACTTATCACAATACTTTTCATCGGTCAAATTATACATATCCGTAAAATTTTGCGTTAAAATATAATCTGTTGCTATAAAATCTATAATACTTGTCAATGATTTATCTGTTGTAGAACCATCGCCTTTATTTTGTGCATTACCCATATATATATTATATATATATTAAATTGAAATAAATTAAACTGATTACATTCTAAATATATATGTCAGATAAATCTACTAAAAAAAAAACAGACAAAACTATTAATAAAAGCGAAATGTGGAAACTATTCGATCAAGAAATAAACAATCCACCCATTGAGTGCGTGTATCACCAAGACAAAGATCTAGATTTATGTCAACTTTGTCAGTCTGAAACCAAAATTACAGATATGGGGTTCCAAACATGCATGAATCCAAAATGCGGAGTTATCTTTACGGATAGACTTGGTCTTACCGCTGAATGGAGATATTATGGTGCAGAAGATAGTTCCGGTAAAGATCCTACACGCTGTGGAATGCCTATAAATCCGCTGTTAAAAGAATCTTCCTTTGGTTGTAAAGTGATTACAAATGGGAAAATGACTTATGAAATGCGCAAAATAAGAAGGTACACGGAATGGCAAGCCATGCCCTATCAAGAAAAACAACAATACAATGAATTTTGCAGAATAACCGCCATGGCTCAAAATGGAGGGATCTCAAAACGAATTATCGATGAATCCTTGCGACAACATAAAAAACTTTCAGAACACCGGACTTACAGAGGTCTTAATCGTGATAGTATTATTGCGGCATCCGTGTATATCGCCTGTAGTATATACAATCATCCTAGAACGGCAAAAGAAATAGCCAAAATATTTAACTTAAATAATACAAATGCGACCAAAGGTTGTAAAAATGCAAAGGCTATCATTGATGAAATAGAACGTGAACAAATGGATGTACAAAAAACGGAATTTCATAATGCAAATTCCATTGATTTTATGGATCGCTTTTGTAGTAAATTAAATATTAACAAAGAACTCACTAACCTATGTAAATTTATTGCTACGCAAATTGATAAACACCAATACATCCCGGAAAATACACCTAATTCTATCGCCGGTGGCGTTATATACTTTGTGGTGCAAGAATGTAAATTAAACATAAATAAATCAGAAATAAAAATGATCACCGGAGTAAGTGAAGTAACCATTAACAAATGCTACAAAAAATTGGAAAAAATCCGCGAAAAACTTATCCCTAGCGTAATATTAGATAAATATATGGGGAAAAAACCCTAGCATAATATAAAAAAAACATCTAATTCTTATATTATCCTTTTTTACGGGTACGACGACCACGTTTTTTAAACTTTCCGCCTTTTTTACTCCTAGTTTTTTTACCATCAGGTGATTTACTACTACTACTACTACTACGACGTGATTGTCTAGTACTAGGATGTGATTTTCTAGTACTACGATGTGATTTTCTACTACTACTACTACTACGTGAATGTGATGGATTTGTACCTAAATACTCTCTTATTAACATTTTATCATATTCTTGTAAGAAAGGGGCACTTTTTAAATTCTTGGAACTCAACAAATCTACTATATTATTATATATATCATCTTTTGTTACTTCATAAAATCTATAACCTAGAAAATCGCCATAAGTAGTTTGACTTATGTGTATTGATTTAAAATGTGTTACTTTACTCGGATCGGAATGTTTTACTGAAGTTAAAGGTGTTACAGAATCAAACGTAGCTAAAGGATCACCTTCTTTGAACGCATTGGCGAATGTTGAAAACCCTAACACAGCACCATCTTCCGGATAGGCATGTTTATCTTCATCATATGGTACAATACCTTTAAAACGTCGACCTATCGCTCTTCCCTTCTTACTAATATTACCTTTGTTATCCTTTGACAATTTTTCTATATAATAATCTTTCCCTAGTTTTAAGTCATAGGGATTTACAATTTCATTCATTATTGATATATATATATACTATTCATATATTTTTTTGATTAGGGTTAACTATATAAATAGCGTGATTTTAGAAACATTTGATACATGGAACAATGTCAAATTTAATGCGATGAGGGCAGCATCCATAAATTTTAATGATAGCGAATGATGAAGAAAAACAAAGAAAGGTAAGGTTAAATCATTAGTAATTAAAAACAAACCTATATATAATAATTATGCATAAAGTTGCTCTTCTTATCCCAACGACCTCTAATAATCGCCCCCAATGGAATACTATCAAAGATACATACCTATTTCACAGCATAAAATCTTTTTTAGTGTCTTTACATTATCAAGACAACAATCGCTATGTGGTTTATATTGGATACGATGAGGATGATCGGTTATTTAGTAAAAAAAACCAACAAGACGAATTAAAACGATTTGAACAAGTGTTTCAAAATATCTCCTTTCGGTTTTGCAGCATGGATGGGGTTCCAAAAGGATATTTAACTAAAATGTGGAATCGTCTGTATGAACAAGCGTACTCTAGTGGATGTGATTACTTTTATCAATGTGGGGATGATATTTTATATAAAACCAAAGGTTGGGTACAAGCAAGCATAAATCTATTAAACAAGCATAATAATATTGGTATCGCTGGTCCTATTAACAATAACCCACGTATCTTAACTCAAGCCATGTTTTCTAGAAAACATATGGAGATATTTGGATTTTTATTTCCAGAAGAGATCATTAACTGGTGCTGCGATGATTGGTATAATTGGGTATATCACCCTACCTACTTATATCCTCTTAAACAACACTATTGCGCGAATGTCGGTGGTCAACCTAGATACATTATAGATAACAATCTTGAATTTCACAAAAGTCAAGAGTTACTCGCCAAAAAAACCAAGGAACTACGCGAAAAAACTATGAAACTAGCTATACAACATAAACAAGTGGTTGAAAAGTATATTACAAATGGTTTTAACCAAGAGGAGGGAAATCGCTTGGGGTAAATCGAGGGGCGTTTTTATAGTCCTCTCTTACTTTTATCGTAAATGATCTAATAATGTCAATCGCACTTGTATAGTCTTTTCTACATAATGGACACAACGATGGATTTAATATAAGAGTACATTTTAAACATACTTGATGCTTACACGGTAAAGTAGACACTATCATGTTTTCGTTAATTTCAAAACAAACTGGACATTCAAAGGATGAAGACATTTTATAGTTATTTTATAAACTATATTTATTTTAATTTTGAAGATACATAATTAATATACACAAATTGAAACTAAATAAAGTGTTTACAGTAAAGACAAAAAACTCCTCTCCCCCATGTTTTACGGTGCGAAAATACATCCTATACTGGACTCTAGTGCATTGATTCCTGGTACACTGGTTCGCATTTATAATATGGATGACGATATGCATGGTATAAAAGGCGTATACAAAGGAGACTTTGAACATACGGACGGATTGTTAAAATCGCTGATTGTATTAAAAGATGAAAACCATCGAGAATTTAATTTCTATACTTTACCTGATACCATAAGAATAGTAAAATAACGTTTGATCTATACAATATTTTTATTTTTTATATACATCAAATGATTTCGGTAGGAATAAATGGTTTAGGACGCATCGGCAAAGGAGTTTTTCTACAACTCGTTCACGACCCCAGCATCAGCATTCGCGCTATCAATGTTCCATCCATTTCCAACCTAGAACTTGAAAGTTATTTAAATCACGATTCTACGCATCAACCAACCACTACGCTAAAAGTAACTATTGAAAATAGCGATTATGTGAGCATTGGGCGTCATTTGCTTATTCGGGTCTATCATACAAGAGATGTTTCGGAGTTGGATTGGCGAGAAGATGGCGTAACCCATTTATTTGAATGTACGGGACACTATCTAACCACGGAAAAAGCTAAAAAGCACGAGGTGGATTACGTTGTCATGTCTGCACCACCCAAAGACTTAGAGGTCACCCCCATGTTTTGCCCCGGTGTAAACGAAAACAACTACAATGGTGAATCTATTGTTTCTGTGGCATCATGCACCACCAATTGCCTGGCGCCTTTTCTTAAAAAAGTAACCCAAACCGCCTACAAGATAGAAGACGCCAATTTTATTACGGTACACGCATCCACTGCCAGTCAAAGCCTCGTGGATGAAGCCAATACCAACAAGCGGACGTCTAGAAGTGTATGGAATAACATTATCCCTCACACTACTGGTGCACAAAAAACGATTGATTACTTACTACCGGAACTTAAATCCAAGGTAAAAGGTACTTCTATTCGCGTACCCATCAATACGGTAAGTATGATAGACCTTAATCTACGTTTTACTCAACCCGTCGAAAAAGAAGAGTTTTTAAGTAGTCTAGCAACGGACGACGTCTTTACCATAAGCGAGGAAAAATTAGTAAGCGTGGATTACATTGGATCCACCTCACCTAGCATATTAGACAAGTCATGCACCATGCAACTAACACCACAAAGCATTAAAGTTGCTCTTTGGTATGACAATGAATGGTCTTTTTGCACACAAATGATACGTATGGTTAAAAAAATGCATCATTATACAACTAAAACCCATCATTCACTTTTAGACATAGATTTTGCGAGAAAACGCGTGTTTGTACGATGCGATTTTAATTGCCCTGAAGGCGACGATTTTCGGATCCAAAGCGCTATACCCACCCTACACTACATTCTTACACAACAACCTAGTCACTTGATCATGGCAACCCATTACGGACGACCTAAAACTACCAACGACTATTCTACAAATAAGTTTATTCATATCCTGGAAAAAGCACTTGGAGTTAACATCCACTTTTTACCAAAAGGTCTCGACAGCACTGATAATGCAGATATTATAGAGGGTGGTGTGTATCTTATGGAAAATACTCGCTACCATGACTATGAAACCAAACCAACGGATCAGTGGGTGCAAGGATTCTACGTAGATGTATTTTGCAATGAAGCTTTTTCTTGTTCTCATCGTAATCACACCAGTATGACTAAAATACAAGCGACTGAAACGTGTTTAGGGTTTTGTTTTGAAAAAGAAATAAATGCCTTAAACTTGTTTAAAGCAAACGCCGATACCATGTGCAACGTTAGAAAAATGGTGATCTTGGGCGGAAATAAAATCGATGATAAATTACCCATGCTCCGCTTTCTCGCCAATACGGTAGATGTACTCTTTCTTGCAGGCAACACCTTAAACCACCGCGAAGACTATGCTGACATTTTAAAGGAACTGGGTAGTAAACAAGCCCGTCTTATACTCGCGGAAGATGGATTCGGTAACGTAGAAGACAAGGAGGGTGAGTATATACCCGATATCCATAAACCCAATGTAAATTGGATCATTAAAGATGTAGGACCTAAAACCATACTTCAACTACAAAACCTAATCGCGGACATGGATATCGTATTTTGGAACGGGACTCTGGGTATCGTGGAATCCCCCATGTACAAGCGCGGATCCTTACTGTTGCTACACGCCCTGGAACACGCAAAAGCCGATGTTATCATTGGTGGAGGAGATACGGCAGGATTCGTGAATCAGTATCCTAATACACTTTCGCATATTTCCACGGGGGGTGGAGCGTCTATCCATTATCTGGGAACCTAAGATAAGTTTGTATATAAGTCCAGCAAAAAAACATATTGCTCGGAAGTAACCTCTAAACGATCCTTTGGTTGGTCTGCACAATCTTCTTTTACAAAAAAGTTATATAAATAGTCACCAATAGTACTCCATTCGCGACCATGAATGCTATTGTTTAAAGCCAATTCTAAAAGAAGAATATCTTTATTAAACACATCAAAAGATTGAGTCTCGGTATGTAGAGTAAGCTTCATTGTATACTATTATGTTATTTTATTAAGTAGTTAATAAAACATTCACAAATATATTATAAAAAGATAACTACAAGAATATAGTATACTTCATGAATCTATCGTATCATACATGGATTGCCAATCAATCTATCATATCAATACAAGACATTCAAACCATAAAATCGATAGTTGGGCGATATATTTATAAAACCTATTTTCTATCGCAAACTGGGCGAGAATTACGTCAAGATCTTGGCATGGATGAATATTATGAATCGGCGCCTCAGAATGTGATTGGTTCCGATCGCGTGTTTGTTACCCCACATATAGATGGAATATTTGGTATACTTCCTTTTTTTAGAACCTGGCGTTGTATTTATGGTTTAAGCGACGGACACCATGTCTATACGCAACTCCCTTTTTTATATAACAATCCACTACATATAGTAAATGATTCTTTTTATTGCTTTGATTATAATAGAGATATCCACTGGATATACGACGATTTCCCCACGCTATCTCATTCTAGAACCATTCTTAAACTTCATTTTTTTGAATATCCCCGCGCGTTGTATTGGTTATCGCCTATCTACCTATTCTTAAACACCCGCTATAATCAATTGGCTAGATCCTATTTTCTTTTATCTCAACAACCATATTATAATGACGAAGCTTACCTATGGTCTTGTATCATCAATACCATTACCCAAAGCGTAGGAATGATTGAATTGTATGTGGGTTTTGTAAACCTAGGTATTCTTTCTTTACTACTCTATCGCGCTCGATCGATAAAAGAATGTATAGTACACGTCAGTGTATGTTATTGGATACAAGTCATTTGGAGAAATGCTTTAACAGATTGGACCCCTGCTTTATTAAATCGGGATACAAGTGTTTATCTATCTACCTTATTGCTGTTGTATGGATATCAATATTCAAAGTCCGTGAATACATCTATCGTGAATAAATCTATCGTGTATAATCTCCTGGGACCTTTTGTAGTTAAAATGTGGTTACCCGCCGTTTCGTTAACGGCAACCCATTATTATGAAATGTATACTACGTTTCAAACGTATCATACCACGGTATATAATGTAGTAGGGCACATAGTGACTACCACTATAGCGTATGTATGTGCATTAGGTATAGGAAATCCATATGGTTATACGTATACTAGACTACTAGGTTATGCTTGGTTTGTATCTAGATATAGCATACCAGAACAAGAGATGAGGGTATTATCGGTACTTTGTATAGTCGTATGTAATAGGTGGTTAAGGCACTGGGGTCATTTCTATTCGCGGATGGATTTTCTAGGAATGCTATTGTTGTCGATTTATGCACAAGAATTATGTCACGAGTATTCTCGCGAATCTACCTTTATGAGTCATTACATGAACAAGGATACGAATGTATCCTTTTTTATAGAACATAGTATTTGGTTGCTTCCCTTTGAACTGCGTGCATTAAACCACTTTTGGTCCAAATAAAAAAATAAAGTACGCCGTATACCACAAAATAAAGATAGATATAACAGTATAGACCATACTTTTATATTTATTAAATAACAATAAACGTCCTCCCGGTATAGTCAATATAACCCTGTAGTTGTCTTCTTGAAGATCTATTTCACTTATGTCTAGATCACTTCTACAAAATACACATTTCCTATGCGCATTAACTATGGTGCTAAAACAGGTATCGCATATGGTATTATCGCATTGTGTACATTTATATTTAGAAGGTGTGGTATGATATTCTTGGCAGCATATGGGGCATTCAAACATAGGTTGTGGATTAGGTTCTATACCGATTTGCATATACGATATAAATAAAATGGATATCTCTATAAATATTTTTACAACATCCATTTTATCTTTTTTATCTTAAAAGTATCCCCCGATTTATCCCCGAATTAGCCAAAATTTTGGGTCTTTGTTCAAAAAAGTCTTAAAAAAGGGGGATAAAATCAAGGATAAGATTTCCATAGAGAATATTCTTATCTTTTTGTAGTATATGCATGAACGTGAGGGTAAAATCATTTATAAGTTTTTGAAAATGTGTTATTCCTATAAGGCGCAAAATACGGAGGATATTTTTACGCTGGAAAAAGTAGAACCTCCTTATTTTTATTTTGTGCAAGAACAAAACATTGTCTATAAATACAATGCTACCCTTTTAGCAGATTTTATCGAAGAATCAGGATGCTACAAAGATCCACAAACCCAAATTACTTATAACAATTGCGAATTATCACGATTGGAAAAAATAACGAAACGAACCTTAAAAGGAATTACAAAAGTATCAGAGACTAGTGATACCAGCACTGTAATCCCCTTTCTAGAAAATGAAGTGGGCAATTCTATACGAATACTATTAGAACATACGTATGTATCTACTAACAATACCATACAATTAACTGATGTTGAAGAGTGGTATACTTTGCTTCAATCTTTAAACGAAATCAAACAAATAGGTCCCTCTCATTATCAAACGGTAATGGATCAAAGTCTTCGCAATCTTCGCCATGAAGAGCAACGATTATCAAAAAAAACAAGAATGTGTTATATAATGCTAAGACATGGTAGAGACTATGATTTTTTTTTGGACGATAGGGGAAATATTACAATATGTGAGGAAGACAAGGTCATTATTCCCAATTATTATAAAACCATGCACAAATATATTGTTTGTAAAACGTTGTTCCAAAAGTTATCTCGCCAATTATACTATCAAACTCGGTTTCAGGAACTCATGTTGCGATTAAACGCCCTCCCTACCATACACGAACATAGCAGTTTGGTATAAAAAATATGTATAATCAAAAGCGAAGCGCGTGCGTATCTCTCTACTAAGTTAAGGCATTGTACAATATGGTCTTGCACTCTTCCACGGACGGCAGTTCTCCCTTTTGCATGACTACCCATGCTATGCCGTCATATAGCGGTGTCATATCAGGTCGGTGTTCCGCAAGGTAAGTCAGCCAGTTTTCTTTGGCGGTGCTAGCATCTTCAAGCGCTTCATGGTTAAACCCCGAGGTCTTGTACTTGACTTGGATAATGTGCTCCACGGCGGTTGCCATTTGACAGAGACGGAGGTAATACAAGTGATCACACGGAACCATGAAAGGTAGAAACTCTTCTACCATAGTGATCAAGCGCGGTTCGGTTGGCTGAGTCAAGACATCATACATCTTGTTTTTCGAAAGCATTTTCAGGATGGTCGCGTGATTGGCGACGGAAATGGATTCCGCCCACGGCAATGCGGGATCCACGCGTCCTACGAATTGTTCAAATGCTTTATCTAGCAGCGGTGTGCGGAGGGTGTCTGGGAGTGATTCCATAAGCGCATAGGGGATGGGGATTTGTCGTGCGTATAGTGTCGGAATGGAGATATTTTTTGTGGAATGTTTGTAGAGTATTTCTTCTTGTTGCGCGTAAAGGGAGCGCAACTGTTTACCTTCGGCGGTATCTTTTGACATGCTTTTCGTGAGATTCATGGAGTTGTCAGGATTCATCAGGTCGCCCATGACAATGCGCGTTTGAATCTCCAACACATTCAAGTGTTCTGGAACCATGTGGATAAGTGGTGCAACTTGGACAAGCGTATCTACTTGAAATACGCTGGATTGACTCTCCAGACTTTTTAGAAAGTCGTACCATGTCAAGAGATAAAAGGTGGAGGCGTTCGGGTGATCAGCAATCTCGGGTGTATAGACGTCTTTCTCGCCAAACTGTTCCGGGAATTGTGTGCGCACACATTCCACGCGATATTTGGCTTGCTGAATGGGCGAAATCTCGTCCGAAGTAGAAAACCCAGGCACACATACAAAATATATATCTTGATCTTTGGTATCGCGTTGAAGCACAATGTGCAGGAGCACTTGGTCATCAATTTCGTTGTCGGGGTCCGTGAAGTACACCGTCGTTTTGCGTGGAGGAGTTGTTGTAAAACTAGTCATGGTTTTTTGATTGTGTTGTACTTTTGTAAAAAAAAATATCAATTTGTGTAAAAAGCGCGATAGATTATCCTTGCTCCCCATCGTCGTATACTTCCGAGTAGTGTCGTAGGACCGCCCCAACTATAACGAGGGCTTCTCCTCGAGCAAACAGTGGACGATGTCCTGAACCACCAGTTGGCCACATAATATCTTCTACATTACTGGATAGCAAATGATCTAGATTACATAGTTCATCATTGGCCAATAGTCTTGATTCATAGGGTTGTAAATCATAGGTTTCTATAAACTCTCGCATTCGTGTACGATCACGTTCCACAAGGTGGTTGTATATTTCGTCATATGACACTTCCCCATCCCACTCCACAGGGTCACCTCCGGTATCATCTAGGGATTGTGGTGGTGTAGCACTATCGTCTTCCTCTCCCTCTTCCTCTCCATCTTCCTCTTCTTCTTCATAGTGTTGATAAGTGTCTACTTGACGTATACTATCAGGCATATATCCTCTATTTTGATCATTGACGAAAATGGTGTATTCTTCCGATTGGTCTACGTATCGTTGGTTGCCTTGATCAATCCATTCGCGAACAACACTTCCCAAATTAAAACCAAAGTCTAACAGGATTCGAATAATAGGTTGATACTCCTTAGCAGTTAATTTATCTACCTCATATCCCAATTCTTCAAAGAGTTGAGTCATTCGGTCTCCTTTGTTTTGTAATAGCAATTGCTCCATAAACCTTGCTACCATGGGTTTGGTAAGGTTGGGTACTTGTTCTGCTTCGCGACACACTTCCTCGCGACACAGGGCGCAATGATTATTGCCGGATAGAATATTTTCGCTATAGCACGAGGCATGATATTGGTGTCCGCATTCTAGTGTAGTTTGATTGGTTTCTTTGATAAGTTCCATGCATATCACGCAACTGGCGTAGCCTTTGCGGTCTTCAAAGAAAAGGTGTTCGTCGGGTATAGTGGCGAGACAATCGCACATGGTGGTTGATTACATAAATAAAAAATAGAGAAGTGTACTTTCAATTTATGGGTTACCAATTTTGTTTATATTCTTTTACTTGTTCACAATAATTAACTCTTTGGCGGAGATGTGCTTGATAGCTTTCTAATGTCTTGAATTTTTGAAATCGTATTGGATTGAAAACCCCTTGTAATATTCTAGGTTGTTTCGGTATTACACTACTATGATGATTTACGATTTCCCACGTATTACCGTATTTCTGTTTTCTATAGGCGAATGTAAAGCGTGCTGGAATGGAAGTAATTCCTCCTCGTCCATCCGGTTTAATAAATTCATAATATCCGGAACTAATCGCGATATTTCGACGTTTGCCAAATACCTGAACAACACTGTTAAAACTTCCGGGTTTAACCGTTAGTCCTGGAATATTTGCAAAATACTCAAAATAATTCTTAATATCTTTACTCGTAAATCTTACATCTTCGCTAACAGTACCCCATAGAACTGCATCCTTAGAATATAGATCAGCTACTTGTTCACTCGTATCTCCATAAGTCGTAACTGTATTCATCCACGCAATGGTCGCTTCATCTACCGAGGCTTTTTCAATTCCCTTTGCGAGAGTGGGTATACTATCATAAGATGGTGGAGTGAATGGTAGTATAGTTGCATTAGCACAATACGTTAGCAAAATGGATGTTATACATAAAGATCGAGACATTGTTAGATAGTACTTATCTAAAAATGTATATTTTATTTCAATTTTATAAAACTCCAATAGTGTTAATGAATAGCAAGTTTACCAAAGATATTCGTGACTAAGAATTTTTGCGTTATACAAACCATTGCTTTTTCGTTTTTCTTTTTGAATTGCTTTTTTGCGGTTTTTCTCGCCAGAATGTCTAGAATAATAGTTTTGCATGCGTTTGCGTGTAAGATGGTTGTTTTTAGCGTATAGTTTCAGGGGCGTCCGGTCTTTGTATTGGGGGTATCGGCGGTCGCCGAAGTGTATTTTCCTAGTTTTTCCGGTGGAGTAGTCTTTTACGTACGCGGTATATTTTTTAGGAAAAGGACCTTTTTCAAATTTCATAATCCGTTCTTTCATTACGTTATAATGAGATTTTATTATAATCTCACTATAGTGTAATGGAACCAACAGACCAGGCGTTATATGATAAAACAAAAAAGCGGGTGTATAAAAAGCATCCTAAACATAGTGCGTATCGTAGTGGTATATTGGTGCAAACCTATAAAAAGAGTTTTAAAAAAAAGTATGGGTCACATCGTTCACCGTATAAAGGGGAAAAGCCGACCAATCGTGGATTAAAGCGTTGGTTTAATGAAAAGTGGGTCAATCAGAGGGGGGAGGTAGGGTACAAAAATAAAAGCGACATCTATAGACCTTCAAGACGAGTTACCAAGAAAACCCCAAAGACGCATGGAGAGTTGACGAGAAAGCAGGTGAAGCGTGCTCGGCGAGAAAAATACAAAAAGGGGAGGGTCCGACGTTTTTAAATCAAAGTATAAATTGAATTAAAAAGAAGAAGAGTAAGTAAATATAATGAAAGTATACAAGATGTTGTTGGTAGTAGCATTGCAGAATTCGTGCCATGGCTTTTTCAATCCTCCGGCAGCGAAGCGTACGTATGTACCTCCGTTGTCATCGCATTTTAGTGTAATTTCAACACAAATCACGGATAAAGCGATTTTAAAGAAATCCTTGTTGGATCTAAATGATCAATATACGATATACAATGGTCCCACCACGATTATTGGTTACAACAAAGAAAAAATCCAAGTAGATTTAGCGATAAAGCAGGATAATTATCATGATATAGGGTTCAGGTTAAACAAAAATACGTATGAGATGGTAACCGATTTAGAATTTTGGCAGCAAACTGTACCACCCGAGGTGTTTATAGAGCGTCTCTTGAAAAGATATAGTTTGAATAGTATATATATAAGTTGTCGGGACGAGGGATTCGTCACGGAATCCATTCAAGATAATCTAAATACAGGAACAACAGAGATAGTAGTCTCTAGGTATGATCATTAACGTCGTCCGCTTTTCATGTGATCAGGGACTCCGTTTTCCCCGGTAGCACGATGTTCAGGGGGTACAGCAGATTCGTGGTGAGCGATCCGTTTTCGTGCGTCCCATGTTTCTTTGTATACCATTTCGGAGTGGTTTTTGTATTCTACCACGAATTGGCATATAAAATCCGTATAATTACTAGTTTTTTTAAATTGTTCTCGCCATTGGCTAGTTACACGGTCGTGTATAGGTGCTTGAAATTGTTCCATCCAATGGATAAGGCGATCCACGATTGCTGCCACGGTAGGAGTATCAAGAGTCTCGAGAGGTAGATCCTCCTTAATCAGTTGGTGAATCTCTGGTTTGTTGGGAACAAATGTAAAAAGACCTTGTTTAAAAGCAGTAAGTATTTGTTGAATGTAAGTAGTATTTGGTGGAGTTTGGTTGAGTTGGTTTCGTAATAAGGGGATATCCATATACATGGTGTAGATTGTTAAGTTTAAATAGATATAAAGTTAAAAAACTTTATATACAATGGAAGATTTCGTGGAAGAGCAAGGATTATTTTGGCAGTACCCGGTTATCACCGAGAAAACGTTTTACGAGCAAAATAAGGAAGATCTAGATTATGTAGGTATACCTTGGGCAACCGTACTAGACAAGCGTTATGATGTAAAACAAATAGCGGAAAAGTTAACTCCTTTATTACCTGGTAAAGTATATTACACGTGTTGTCAGCATATTTCCTTTCGTAATTTGATTCCCTTATTTCGTTATTTAAACATAAAAACCGTATTTTCCCCACATAAAAAGGTAGGAGAATGTTTTATAAGCGGTGTTGAAATAAAAGCGTGTCCCTTGTACGCGGTAAATGTAGAGGATAGTTCTCGCCAAAGTATGTTTGTAAATGTAAATTACGAGGAAGTAGAGCGTCCCTTGTGGTTTAGTTTCATAGGTGGCTATCAAAAGGATTATTTAACCACGGTGCGAGAAAGGTTGTTTCAAAAATATGATTCGGATCCAAGAAAAGAGATACTAGTCAAACATTCCGGAGACTGGCATTTCAACGAGGTGGTGTACAATCGATTGCAAAATAAGGAAGGTACTCAGCAATTATCCACACGTCACCTTACAAATACTGAGGTATATAATAAAACATTGTTACAGAGTCGTTTTTCGTTGTGTCCCTCGGGTACGGGACCTAATTCCATTCGTTTCTGGGAGTCCTTGGCCGTAGGAGCAATACCAGTGGTAATGAGTAATCAGTTAGAGTTACCGCAACATTCTTTATGGAAGGAGGCGATCGTGGTGGTATCAGAAAACAATATAGAAGAATTAGAAGAAAAGTTAGAGAGTATAACATTGGAGCGTGAGCGGATTATGCGAAAGACGGGATTAAAGTTGTACGAGTATTATAAGAATAATTATAAGGGAGGGCAGTATTATGCAATGTCGACCTCTTTTTCGCGCGCTCAAAAGGTGGAAGCCTTTGAGGTAGTACAAAACACTATAGAGACGGCAACTACGCCTTATTTTATAGGTCGCGTATCTTATAATGAAGCCACTTTGTGTGGTGAATATTTAAGCAACAAACAGGCAAACGCAAACAATCGATTAAACATGTTGTGGGTTGCGGGTATTCAATTTAAAACACCAGAAGATATTAGAGATTACATCAAAGCGTATACGTCAGCGATAAATGAATGTGACATGGTAGGTATATATGATAGTCTTATGTATACGCATATGGCAGAGTTTCACCAATTCATGCTAAGATTCATGTATAAAAAGACGCGTTTTTGTATAGAAGCGTTGGAACCGTTTCGTTTCATGGATGAATCCTCCTATCGTTTCGCCCAACTCTTTGAGAATAAGCGAATCTTAATCATAACGAGTCATGCGGATACCATACAACAACAACTAGACAGTGGAAAGCAGTTTCATAAAAACCCCATTTTTCCCGAGAGCGCGACAATACAAGTCTATAAATCAGTTCAACAAAATGCAAAAAGTAATGATGATCAATCGTGGAAGGTGCATATAGAAAAGATGAAGGTAGAGTTGGCGCAATTAGCCGAGGATAGTCCTTACGATGTAGTGTTTGCGGGGTGTGGAGGGTTTGGTATGATATTGTCGAATTATCTGCATAAAGAGTTAAAAAAGAGTGTAGTGTATGTAGGAGGTGCCCTGCAGTTGTATTTTGGTGTAAAAGGGAATCGTTGGAAAGATGTAGAGTATACGGATGACTGGGTATATCCGAAGGATGACGACGTGCCCTTAGAACCAGAGATATGTGAATCCGCGTGTTATTGGGGTAAAGAGGAGGATAATGTAATACTGTCTATGAGTGTTCCGTAACATGGCACAATGCGCGAAGCGTGTCCATCGCCCTATTCATATGATTTGTCATGGTATTTCTGCTAACATTATACTCTTTGGCGATATCTTTAACCTTTTCATTTTTTAGATAACGTCGTATAATAATATCTTGTTGATAAGGTAAAAGTTTTTCAAGAGCAAGTTGATAATCTAATAGGTTGATACCAGGGTACTCTGTATCCCCTAGTATTTTGTCGTTTATAGGATAAACAGGATTTGTAGTTTTATAATATTTTTTCAAATAGGTGGAAAAGTATCGCATGATCCAAAATCTAGAATAATAACTAAAACTGACATTTCTCGATTCGTCATATTTACGAGCAGCTTGTGTAAGTCCAATATAACCTTCTTGTAGTATATCTTCCTTGACTTGCGAAGGCAAATACTTTCCTTTTAAATAACGATATCCGTAATAAGGAACCAGTTTATGATGTTTATTCGTCATATAATGTATGTATTGAGGAGAATTATATGACGATACTATTTGAATTAGCGCAAGTATGATTAGACAAGAACGCATGGTTATGCTTGTATGTATAAAGAATTACAAAACATAATTTCAATTTACTTCATAAGTCCTTCTAGTTTCATGGAGCGAATAAGACGAGTCATACCAATGCCGCCACCCGAACGGGGGAAAAAGTCAAAATCAAAAAATTCTTTGAGCTCGGCATCGGTGCGCGGTTCACCAAACAAATCATACAATTTCTTTTTATAACCACCCTTGCTAATGGTTTCAAAACGTTCACGCATGGCATCTACGTCGGTTTCGCGTTCCGCCGAACCAATGGTTTCTTGACCACTCAAAATCACGTCAATTTTGTTGGCAAGATCCGTTTCCGAATTACGACGCATGTTCCAGAAAGGATCCGTGTATTCTGGGAAATCCGTGAGGAAAAAGGTAGCCGATTCCTCTTCCGCCATTTTAGTTTCATGCTCATGATCCAATTCCTTGACACCGTATTTCTCAGCCATCGTAAGATACGATTTGCGTACAAATTTATCAGGAGGATAACCTAGATATTGTAGCAATTGCTCTTCCATCTTAATAAGTTCCGTCATACCACCGTGCATTTCAAATTCAAAAAGCGGGAAAATAAGATCATGGCGCCCGGGAACCGGATCCGGTTCCTGACGATAACTAGTAGACAAACAAAAGAAACCGGGTACATTTGGATTTTTAAGCAACTCATACTCTAGCCACATTTGACCGGTTTGGGGAAGCGGCCAATCTTTTCCTGCATAGTTAAATTTTGTAACAGTGTAAGGATCTTCACACGCCGCAAGAATGCTAAGTCGATTTTGCGGATGTGCTTCAATAAACCCCTTGGATTTAAAGAAAAGGCGAAGTTTTGTAACGACATAATCAAAATCCAAACTATTGATAATTAAAGAACTGTCGTATACACCTGTTACCGTACCAGAATCGTTAGCAATAGCAGAAGAAGCAGCAGAAACAGACTCAGAATACTCGCTCATTTAAAAGAGTATAGTTACAACTGTTTAAATTATTTTTTAGGAATATTAAAAATCATCATTGAGTTCAAAAACATCGTCCGTAACATCTTTATTTGCCAGAGCGTATTCCCCTACCCGTTTTTCAAAAAAATTGGTTTTCCCCTCTATAGAAATAAGTTCCATGAAAGCAAAAGGATTTTTACTATTGTATAGTTTAGAATAACCTAATTGACTAAGCAAACGATCTGCTACAAACTCAATGTAAATAGACATTAAAGAAGCATTCATACCGATAAGTCTACATGGAAGTGCCTCTGTGATAAATTCTTTTTCAATGCTTACCGCTTCGCTTATGATAGCATGGATATCTTTTTCGGGTAATCTATGGGTTAGTTTAGAATACAGAAGAATCGCAAATTCCGTGTGTAGCGCTTCGTCACGACTAATAAGTTCATTGCTAAACGTTAAACCGGGCATTAATCCTCGGTTTTTCAACCAATAAATGCTGCAAAAAGCACCGGAAAAAAAGATACCTTCAACGCACGCGAATGCCACCAACCGAGTAGCAAAATGGCTTGTCGTATTTTCAATCCATTTTTTAGCCCATTCCCCTTTTTTATGGATACATGGAAAACTATGTAATCCAGTGAATAGTTGTTGTTTTTTAACATCATCCGTGATGTACTGATCGATCAACAAACTATACATTTCACTATGGATATTTTCCATTGCTATTTGAAACCCATAAAATGCTCTTGCTTCCGATAACTGTATGTCTCCCATGAACCTTGTTCCCAAGTTTTCAATCACGATACCATCGCTAGCCGCGAAAAACGCTAAAATCATAGAAATAAAATGGCGTTCGTCCTCATTTAAGGTGTCCCAACTAGCCTTATCTTTAGATAAATCTACTTCTTCCACTCGCCAAAAACAATCGATTTGTTTTTTATACATATCAAATATATTTTGGTGTTGAATAGGAAACATAACAAAGCGGTTATCGTCTTCTTGTAGGAGAGGCTCATTGGCAAGGGCTAACATTCCTAAATAGTATAAACGGATATTTTTTATATTTATTCAATATATAATTGATGGCTTTTGTACAAGAAAAAAATACTATACCAGAGGAAATAAAGACGGGTATAATGCAGTTTAATGATAACGAAGTAAAAGAGATGTTTGCTAGATTAGAAGAAATCAAGCGATTAAAGCGAACGCAAAAAGATGAAAACTTAAATTCGGAACATATATTAAAACAAACTAAAAAAGAGTTAAAAAAACTAGAACAACGAAATGAAAAAATAAAGGAAAACGATACAGGATTAAAAATGAGATTACAATCCTTAATGGTTCAATTAAGTGAATTTGATAAATCTATAAAAGAGAACAGTACTATGCTAACCAATTTATCTAAAAAAGCAGATGAAACGGATCATTTAATACATAAATTAAAACAAGTAAAACAAATGAATGAGTAAGTTGATAAAGAATATTATAATATCTTTTATTTTTATATACAAATATGGATAACAGATATAAAGAAATGGATGATTTAAGTAAACAATTATATTCTACAATTGAAACGTTAACAAATAAAGTAAAGGATAATGCAAGGAAAAATAGTATACTATCTGATAGATTTGATGATATAAATAGATCCTTAAAAGATCATTTAACTTATGTAGTAGACATTCAAAGCTATAGTAAAAAAATAGCTAGTAATTTAAATAAATGTAGTAAAGATTCTAACGAGGAATTGGTTAAGATTAAAGAACAAGAATTAAATTTTTTGGCAAAGTTAAAAAAACTACTACTAGAAAGTAATGTAGAATCATCTAAAAGTGATTTGCCATTATCTATTATAGATCGTTTACAACAAAGAAAAGGATTTTCTAGTTATAAAGATAAGAGTAAAGATAGAGATGGATACAACAAAGAACTTTTTTTAGAATTATCAAAAAGTTTAGCAAGAATGCCGGAAAATAGACATAGTAAGAACATAGGTAAATATAAAGACAAGTTAAGTCATTCCTTGTCAAGTCTAAATAAATGTAACAGAGGTGCTGATAAATTAGTAGAGTCTAATAAAGCATTAATGAGTATTATGATGGACAAAAAAGACGGTTTATGGAGTGTTTTAGATAAAAAATCCATGGATCTACAAGGTAAACAAGAAACAAAGCAGTTAAGAGATAAAATAGAACGGTTAAAAGAGAAAACCATGAAAATAGCCATGAAATGTAAAAAAGCAGAACAAGAACTGGAAAAAAAAATAGAGGTACCGGTGGCGAATATTATGGATTATGATGATCCTAGTATACCTACTGCGGATGTATATACAGGGGAAGAGGAACAAGTAGTTAGTGGCAAACCTGTAGATAAAGCTGTGTATGGCGCAGTAAAACAAGAAGAACCCGTATCCGCTAAAACTGGTTCTGTATTTGATATGTTTACTACTACACCAACATCGGCGAAAGAAAAAGCCGATGAAGAAAGACAAAAAAAGGCGGAACAAGAAGCAACTAAAGCAATAGCAACCGCACAAGAAAAGGCAGCAACCGCAGAAGAAAAGGCAGCAACCGCACAAGACAAGGCAGCAACCGCGGAGCAGGAGGCGAATGCAGCATTAGCACAAACCGAACAACATAAACAAGATGCGGTAGCAGCAAAAGAACAACTTGATCAACACCAACAAGAGGTGGTGCTCGCAAAGGAAAAGGTTAAACAACACCAACAAGAGGCATTAGAAGCAGAAACAATAGCAGAAACCGCAAAACAAAAGGCAGAAACCGCAAAACAAAAGGCAGAAACCGTAAAACAAAAGGCAGAAACCGTAAAACAAAAGGCAGAAACCACAAAACAAGAGGCAGAAACCGCAAAACAAGAGGCAGAAACCGCAAAAGAACAGGTAGAATCATCATCGGCAACAAGCGGCAAAACTCAGGTTGCGGATGTCGAAGACACTGCTACGGATGTCGA